GGCGTGCACGCTTGCTGGGGGCAGGTGTACAACCAGCACCCGGCGGAGTACCCGGCCCTCTACGCAGAGGAGGACAGCAACCAGGCCTACGAAGAAGACGTGATGATCACGGGCTTCGGACTGGGCTCGGTCAAGGCCGAGGGTGCGCCCGGCGAGTACGACTCGGAGATCCAGGGCGGCGTGACGCGCTACACGCAGATCGCCTACTCCCTGGGTTACATCGTCACGCACGAGGAGATCAAGGACAACCTGTACGAGCAGATCTCCATGCGTCGTGCGCAGGCCAACGCCTTCTCCGCGACGCAGACGATCGAGAACATCGCGGCTGCGGTGTACAACGACGCCTTCACTGGTGCCGTGTTCACGACCTACGATTCGCAGACCCTCTGCTCCACGGCGCACGTCAATGCGTCGGGCGGCACGTTCAGCAATCGTCTGTCGCCGGACGCGGACCTGATGGAAGGCTCGCTGGAAGACATCTGCATCCAGGCGATGGGCCTGCAGACCGACCGTGGCCTGCTGGTCAGCATCATGCCGCAGTCCCTGCACATCCCTCGCCAGGAGTGGTTCAATGCGAACCGGCTCCTGAAGTCGGTGCTGCAGCCGGACAGCGCCAGCAACAACATCAACGTGCTGAAGGCGACCAACGCCTTCCCGAAGGGGTTGAAGCTCAACCACTACTTCACGTCTGCCCACGCGTGGTTCGTCCGCACGAACTGCCCGAACGGCATGCGGATGTTCTGGCGTGAGCGTCCGTTCTTCGGCCAGGACAACGACTTCGGCACGAAGAACGCGCTGGCCAACTACTACTTCCGGGTGGCGGTGGGAGCCACGGACCCGCGTGGTATCCTGGGCAGCAATGGCCCGTAAGGGCTGACTGAGTTCTCGGTCCCATGAATGCCCGAGGTTTATGGGACCGAGAACAATCTCTGAGCGCACACTAGTGCGGGGCACAGCCTCGCGAGGAGACTTCCATGCCGAATACTGGCACACCGACGAGATTCGAGAAGGGCATCAGCACCGACGCTGCTTACGGACCGCTGGCGAAGTTCGGCCAGCCCCACCCCTTCGCCTACCACTACTTCGAAGACGACTTCGACCTCAGCCCTGGCGTCAGCGGGTACTACACCGCGACGAAGACGGGCAACGGCACCATCGCTGGCGCAGCTGGTGACGGTGGTCGAGCACTCTTCACCACCAACTCCAGCACCCCGGCGTCGGGCGACGTCTGCAGCATCCAGCTGCCAGTCGCCGGCTTCAAGATGGTGCTGGGCTACCGTGCCTGGTTCATGACCCGCCTGCAGCTCGCCGACGTCACCAACCCGGCGATCCTGGTCGGCCTGATCCAGACCACCACCACACCCTTCACCGTCACGGACGGCATCTACATCACCAAGGCGAGTGGTTCGACCAACCTGGTCGCCAACCATGCGGTGGGCAGCTCGATCACTGGCACCGCAACCGTGCCGGCGGCAGCGAACCCGCTCGCCAACAACACCGACATCGACCTGGCTTTCCACCTCAATCGCGCGGGTGAAGTCGAGGTCTTCGTCGGCAGCAACCTGATCTTCGTCCCCCAGTCGGGTACGGGAGCAGTCAACTCGGCCGGTGTGAGCGTGCTGCCTGTCGACGGCCCTGTGGCGAGGTTCTCCATTCCGACCCTCACCACCGCCAACCTCAACCTCACCGTTGCGGTGCAGTCGGGCACTGCCACTTCCAAGACGATGAACGCCGACTTCGTCATGGCGGCGAAGGAACGCTGAGCAATCGCTGGTGGGGCAGGCGGGTTCGTCAGCGTAACCCCACGAAGCCAGCCCTGTCTGTCCCACCAGCCCTCGGAGGTGACCTATGCCCGGACCAGCAGATTTCAATACACCGCAGCGAATCATCCGACAGGCGATGCTGAGCTGCGGCCTGATCCAGAAAGGCCAGGAGCCTGATTCCCAGGACTACGCCGACTACATGCCGAGGCTGAATGAGCTGATCAACCTCAAGCAGACCCAGGGGCTGAAGCTCTGGCTGCAACAGGACACGCAGATCAATCTCACCGCCGGCGTGAACAACTACGTCCTCGGCCCTGGCGGTTCGATCATGACCACCAAGCCGATGCGCGTGCTCAACGAGGGCTACTACCTCGACACCAACAACATCAGCCGCCCGATCTTCGCAATCTCGAAGAACGAGTGGTTCATGCTGTCGACCAGGACCCAGCAAGGTCCCATCACCCAGTTCTACGTGGACAAGCAGCAGCTGAACCTGAGTGTCTGGTTCTGGCTCACGCCAGATGCTGAGGCTGCGACAGGCTCGGCGCATCTGATTGTCCAGCAGCAGGTGACCAACATGGTCAACCTGAACGACAGTCTCAACTTCCCTCAGGAATGGTTCATCGCCCTGCACTGGGGACTGGCGGCGGAAATTTCGACTGGCCAGCCTGTCACCATCATGGAGCGGTGCGAGCAGAAGGCGGCGGTGTACTTCGAGATGCTGGAAGCCTGGGACGTCGAAGACCCGGCAACCTCGTTCCAGCCGGCGTACCAGAGTCTCAGTGGTCGTGGGAGGTTTGCGTAATGCGCCGCTATAGGCCGAGGTCGCAGGCGCAGACTGTTGCCTACCCGTACAAGCTGCCGCTGGTGCCTGTGCTCGGAAACAGAATCACCACCACGCCTATCACCAAGGGGCCGAGGCTGATCAACTGCCTGGCGGAGAAGTTCACTGACCAGGAGTACCATATCTACAAGCGGCCTGGGCTGCGTGCCCTGCCATCAGTGTATCCGGCGCAGTACGGAAGGGGAGTCTACTACTCGGCGCCAACCAATTCGCTGGTGGCGGCGTTCGGTTCTGGAGTCTACAGCGATGGTGCTCTGGCTGGCAGTGTCACACCGACGACCTCAGTGTTCTTCTTCGAGGACGTGCTGACGCCGACTGGCTATGGCGTCGTCATGCACGACACCTTCTACGGCTACGTCCTCGACCCAGCCACGCTGACCCTCACCCAGATCACGGACGTGAACTTCCCTTCGCAGATCTGCCCAGGCTGGGCGTACCTCAATGGGTACCTCTACTGCATGGACGTGTTCGGGAACATCTGGGGCAGTGCCAACACAGACGACCCGTTTGTGTGGTCCTCAACGAACCTGATCAAGGCCAGTGCCAATGCTGATGCTGGTGTGGCGTTGTGCAAGCAGCTCAGCTACGTGGTCGCATTCAAGCAGTGGACCACGCAGGTCTTCTACGACGCCGGCAACCCAGTGCCGGGATCGCCACTCAAGCTGATGCCGGAAGCGCAGACTCCCTACGGCTGCTACGCTGGCCAGCTGGTCAAGCAGATCGGTGATTCGATCCTGTGGGTCACCGCCGGCAAGGACCAGATGCCACAGGTCGCCCGTATGGACAACCTGCAGACCCGCATCATCAGCACGCCTGATGTGGACAGGCTACTCGCCGGCCTCTACGACGGTGCGTTTGTTGGCGGTGCTGTCAAGCTCGCCGCATACGCGCTGAAGGTCGCCGGGCATCGTCTCTACTGTCTGACCAACGTGGTGCAGAACTACACACTGGTCTACGACCTGGACCAGGAGCTGTGGTCCTTCTGGGAGGACTCAGTCGGCAACTACTTCCCCATCGTAAGCATGACGGCCGTACGTGGTGTCGTCTCCAACGCAGGTGCGGCGGTGTACGCCCAGCACTTCACCAACGGCAAGCTGTACAACTTCCTGCCGCAGGACCAACAGAATACTGACGACGGTGTGGTCTACCCAGTGGACATCTACACGCCGAACTTTGACGCATCCACGCCGCGCAGGAAGGTGGTGAGTGCCCTCACTGTGCAGGCCGACATGACTCCTGGCAGCACCATGCTCGTGCGAGTGTCGGACGATGACTTCCAGAGCTGGTCCAACTTCCGGCCGGTGGACCTGAGTCTCAGCCGCCCATTCCTTCGTGACATGGGGACTTTTGACACGCAGCGTGCGCATCACTTCCGCCACCAGGTGGCGACCACACTGCGCATCAAGACCGTCAGTCTGCAACTGGACTTCGGCAGCCTATGAGCGCGATCAACTTTCCTGACTTGAGCGACCCGCCACCGCGCGCGAGTGAGGCGGTGGACGAAGGGCGCAAGTTCAAAATCCACTGGTCTGGCTGGTTCGGCCGGGTGCATGACGCACTCAGTCCCACCGCCAACCTGCTCAACAAAGGTTTCACCGGCACCATTACTACGGCCAAGCTGACCGGCGGAGGAACTACCGGCAGCATGACCTTCCAGAATGGTGTCCTTGTTTCTCAGACACCCGCAACCTAGGAAGACCACCATGGACTACATCACGCAGCGAGAGCATTTCAGCGACATCATTGTGGAGGCGGAACCGCTGCTGCGGCAGCACTGGCGCGAAGTGGCGTGGGAGCAGGAGAAGATCCCGCTCGACATCGACTACCAGACCTACGACATGCTGGACAAGGCAGGAATGTTTCACTGCTTCAGCAGCCGTGTCGGCGGTGTGCTGGTAGGTTACTCCGCCTACTTCATGCGCCCGAACCCGCACTACAAGTCCACCATGTGGGCTGCGAATGATGTGATCTTCATGCTGCCGGAGCACCGGGGGCATGGCAGGTATTTGATGACCTTCGCGGAGGAGGAGCTGCGGGCGCTCGGCGCCAACGTCATCTCCTACCATGTGAAGGTCGCACTGGACTGGGGCGTGGCGCTCAAGCGTCGCGGCTACACTCACCTCGACAACATCTGGGTCAAGTACCTAGGAGACTAACCTATGGCGGTTACTACGGCAATTGCGGCTGTTGCAAGTGCAGGGGCAGCGATCAGCTCGTCCCAAGACATGCACAGCATGGCGCACCAGGCAGCAGGTCAGGGCGGCGTCATCTTTGCAGAGCAGCAGGAGTATGCCAAGCAGTTGGACGACCTGATGCGGAATCCTGACAAGGTGACGCAGCTGCCAACCTACGACTTCATGCTCAAGCAAGGGACGGAAAACCTGAGCCGCAGCATGGGGGCGGCCGGCTTCCACAACTCTGGCAACATGGCGGCGGGTATCTTCAGCTGGGGTGCGGACTACGCGAAGTCGGCCTGGAAGGACCAGATCGGCGTGCTGGCTGGATTGTCTGGCCTACAGACGCAGTCGCCGGACAGCTACAACAGGACCGCAATGTCTGGCAACGCGCAGTCGTTCGACCAGCTGGGTCAAGGCCTGGCAGCGCTCGGGTATGCTGGCAAGACGCTGGGAAATGCTGGCTCGAGCGGCGGCATCATGGCTAACTCGCCAATGTGGTCGAACCTGTTCAGTCTCAACGCGGCCGGTTCGGGTGCTGTGCCCGGCGGCCAGTACCTGCCGTAAGGAGCCACCATGTCACAACTATGGGGTGCACCGGCAGGCATTGAAGCCGCCGATCAAGAATTCAAGCGAGATCAGCTGTTCAAGGTCCAGATGGCTGAGGCGCCACTGCGGTTGCAGGAGCTGGCGCTGGACAACCAGCAGAAGGGCCTGGCGGTGGAGACCGCACAGCTGGCTCTGGACAAGCAGCGGCAGTTCTTGGCGCTGTTGAGCCAGCAGCAGCCGCAGCAGGGTGGCTCTGGGCCTGGCGGTTCTGACCCGGCGCGGTCGGCGGTGGACCAGCAGGCAGGCCAGATGGAACAGCTGGGCAACCTGTCGATGCAGTCTGGGTTGCCGGAGCAGGCGAAGACTTACTACTCCACCGCCAGCACGCTGCGCAAGAACCAGGCTGACATCGAGAAGTCTCAGCAGCTGGTCGGCATCCGCAACCTCAACATCATGGGAGAGCTGATCCCGACTGTGCACGATCAGCAAAGCTGGGCGCAAGCCAACGCGATGTTCGAGATGAAGTCAGGCAAGCCCTCACCCTTTGCCCAACTTCCCTACTCGCCCGAGTTGATGGAGCAGCTCCGGCACGGCTACCAGACTGACTTGCAGCGAGTGCAGGCTGCGGCAGCGGCTACGCGTCAGCGGGAAGCGGAGGAGCGCACACGGTCGCTGAAGCTGACCGAGGAGCTGACCAAGGCTCGTATCGAGCAAACCAGAGCACGCACGGAAGCGCTGAAGAAGAACGGCGGCAAGTCGCTGGTCAGCACCGCTTCGGACGTGAAGGGTGTGACTGACCTGATCGACCAGGAGTACCAGACCAGCGGTGCGGAGCAGACCCGAAACCTGGCCCGCCCGATCGCAGACAGGGCGCTGGCGATTGCCCAGCAGAAGGGCATCCCGAAGTCCGAAGCGTACAAGCAGGCCTTTGACGAGGCTGCGCGGGGCGGGACTTTCGAGGGGTTGAAGAAGCAGCGCCAGCTCCCTGGCACCAACGCCAACCCGATTGCACTGACCACACGGCCTGACCCGAAGACACTGAAGGTCAACCAGTACTATCAGCTGCCGAATGGGCAGGTGGGAGTGTGGAATGGCAGCGCGTTTGCGGTGCCGAAGCAGGCGGTGGGCGCTGACGACGGCCTGGACGAGCCGGATGAGGACACGGACGACGAGCAGGAGGAGCAGTAACCATGGCTGATCCGATTGCTGGTACGCTGACACTGGATGACGTCTGGGGACCCGGCAAAGGTGCTGGGACGACTGCTACTCCTCCGGGAGCACCGGCGGCGGGTCCCCAGGCGGCTAAGCCGCTCGACAAGCCAATGACCCTGGACGATGCGTTCGGCAAGGCACCGCCGGCTTGGGACTGGAAGGGTGGACTCTACAACCTGTACCACAGTGTGCGCAATGCCGTAACGGCTGGGCAGCAACCCGGCGGTGAAGGAGACATGCAGCACCTGCAGGCAAGCCGGGAGTACGATCCGTCGAAGCTGACGGAGGGTGTGCGCAGGTACCTGGGCATTGCTCACGATCTCTCGCCGGTGAAGCTGGCGACTGGCACGGCCAAGGCTGTGACCAGCATGGCGGTGGGGACTGCAGAGGCGGTGATCCAAGGTGTCGCTGGGCTGACCAATGCAGCCTATGCGATGAAGCTGAACATGCCACTGGACATGGTGGGGAAGGCTTACAGAGGCGCGAGCGATGCGGCGGGGCGTTCACTGGAACAGCTGCCAATGACGCTGCAGTCAATCGACCCGTCACTGCCTGGTGGGCAGGTGAGCCAGTTCACCGGCAACCTGATCAGCAAAGTCCGTGGCATCAACCTCGCACCGGAGGGGTATGAGGAGAAGGCAGCGGAACAGTTGGTCTACGCCATTCCGAATGGGCTGGCCTGGCTGGGCGATGTGAGCCAGGCAGGGACGAAGAAGGCGCTGAAGGCTGTCGGTGTGGATGAGTACCACGCTGCGATCAGCGGTGCACTGGTCGAGGCAGGTATCAACGGCCTGGCCACGCTGATGATGTTCAAACCGGAGCGGGCTGCCAAGATTGTCAAGCCGGTGGAACTGGTGGACAAGGAAGGCACACCGCCGGTAGCCAAGGGATTGGCTGAACAGATCAACGCCAATCTCGACGCCATGGCGCAGGCTACGCCCGAAGTTGTGGCGGACCTGGCTGACCACATCGGCAAGGCGGATGCCAGCCTGGGTAAGTCGCTGAAGCAGCGAGTCAAGTTCAACAACGAGACGCAGAAGTGGGAGCCGGTCAACGAGGTGAAGGTTGAGCCGAAGGCTGGAGAGCCATCGGTGGCGGATGACTTGTTCAAGGGACTTGACGAGGCAACCCAGCAAAAGGGTGAACCCACTCTCGATATCACTGCGGCTGAAGCCGCCGGGGCTCGGGTGGTGGCTGCGGAGATGGGTGAGCCTGCGGGGTACAAGGACCGGCCGATGGGGGATGTGGTAGACTTCAACGAGCGGCACCGCCAGCTTAACGGGCCCTTCACCTTCCACGAGCTGGTCAAAGCTATTGAGACTGGCGTGGGACCGCCCAAGATCTTCGAGCACCTTGAGGGGATGGAGGCTCGTAAGGCTGAGAAGGAGCGGCGGATGACTGCCACGCCGAAGGAGTACTGGAATCGGCCAAGAGACTACTTCGACGTCAAGGTGGGAGAGCTTGCCCCCGGCGTGTCAGACCATCGCTTCTACGTCAGTGGTACCAAGTGGGATGGGCGTAGTCGTAGCTATGCCACCTTCGCTACCCGCGCAGAAGCAGAAGCTGCTGCTCCACTGATCAAAGCGCGTGAGCAGAAAAAACTGCGTACAGAGCAAGAAGCCTACGCAGCTGGCAAGGACTACAATCCTGCGCCTGACTACGAGGTCATGCCACGGCCGAACAACTTCCGTGAGTGGCAGCCCTATCAGGACTGGCGGGCGGAGTTCGAGCAGAAGTATCCGTATCCAGAAAAGGGTGCACCGCTGCAAGACATCCTGCAATGGCGTGGGCGCCTGGAGCGCGCGGAGAAGAAGTTCCGCAAGGGTATGACTGAAGAACAGCGTAAAGCTGAGTTCGACTTCACCAACCAGTTCACTTACAGTGTGCTCCGCCGTGATCACAGAGACCGCACAGAGCTGGTCCACAACGTAGCTACGCGCGAAGAGGCAGAGCTACTGGCTCGACAAGAGCGTGAGAAGGATGCGAGTGGGAAGGTACATGCAGGTAGGTTGGAGGCTGAGGACTATCTCTACTCGAGAGACTGCAGTGATCTGGAAAAGAACCTAGGCGACATCATCTTTGCCGAAGACCTCACGGTGCACAAGTTCTTGGATGAAGCTGTCAAGGGTACTGATAACCCGTACCTAAAAAGCATCATGCAAAAGCTGCGCACACTGGCCGATGACATCGACATTCACTGGGCTGACTACAAAGATGACATCACGCTGGAAAAGTACAAAGACAAGGCTGCTGGCATCTACCGCCACTTCACTGACGGCAGTCACCAGATCATTATGAATGACACAGTGGCGGCCAATGCGCACCCTGGTTCCACTACCCGCACTATCCTGCACGAGATTGTGCACGCTGTCACTACGAAGTTCATTGACGAGAAGCCGAACGATCCGAGAGTGCTGAAGCTTGGTGCGCTGTACGACATGGCAAAAGAGCGCAACAAGGCGATGCGCCAAGTCTACGACGACTATCGAGTGAAGTATGGAGACTTTGACTGGAAAGCCCAAGGCCGCACCACAGCGTTTAACTGGTACGGCTTTACCGACTTGCACGAGTTTGTAGCTGAAGCGCTGTCCAATCCCCGGTTCCAGCTGCACCTGATAGAGCTGGACAGACTGGAGAAGTACAATGTGCAGCCTGGAATGCTGGAGCGGATGCACCGTTCATCACACAAGTACAGTCCTACAAATTTGCTGAGCGCCTTTGCAGAAATCGTGAAGCAGATCTTCGGCATCACAGGGAAGAAGGAAGGCGTACTGTTCAACGAGATCATGGTGAACTCACTGGACATTGCCAACGCGCAGTTCCTGAACTACTCCAATCGCATGGCAGGCAAACTCAGCGGCGGCATTGTCAAGACCATGGGCGAGGTCCATGCCATGGCGCGGGCAGAGGGGAAGTCGGACCCGCTGAAGGCTGCGGCTGCGATCGGCCGCCAGGCAGCGCTCAAGACTCCCGGTGCGGCGGTGGCGAAAGGGAAGCTAGGTGCGTGGTTCGACTGGGCTACCCGGATGGTCAACCCGGAGGGGCTTGGACCGAAGGCCAAGCTGGCGGCTGCGCTTACCGCCCGCGAAATCTTCTTCAACGCCATGGCGGACGCACAGCACTGGGAGAACTCCAAGGTTCGACGAAACTTCTGGGCAAAGATGTCTGAGAAGGATCGCACACAGTTCATCGACTGGTTCGAGAAGGGCGCGAAGTTCAAGGACCCGAAGGTTCAGGAGATGGCGGAAGCTTACCGGAACTGGAACAAGGAGATCTTTGAACGTGAACGCACGCTAGGGTTCAAGTACGAGTCGGTGGACAACTATCTCTACCATGTGTACGAGAGGCCGAATGACCTGATCGCGCATCTGCAGCAGCGGTGGGGCAACAAGTGGAAAGACCCTGGGTTCATCAAGGACAGGACGTTTGACCTGTATAAGGAAGCTCGGGCGGCGGGGTTCAAGCCGAAGTTCACGAACCCCGAAGACATCATGCTGGCCAGGCAGCACGCAGCGAGCATCGCTGAGATGCAGATGAACTTGCTGGAGCGGCTGGAGGAGAACGGGCTGGCGGTGAAGGGAAAGGGAAAGGACGCTCCGGACTGGCCGGCGGTTCAGCGACGGGCGCCGAATGGTGAACAGTACTGGGTGCACGCCGATGCCGGGCAGATCCTCTACAACGCCTTCGACTCGCACTCACTGTGGAGCGACAAGACGCCGGTGGGCGATGTCTTCCGCAGCGCGATGGCGATCAAGAACACGGTGGTGCCGCTGAGGCTGGCGCTCTCCCTGTTCCACCCCCTGCACGTGCAGACGATTCACAACGCGACCGGCATGGTCAGGGCGACGAAGCTGTTGTTCAGCGGCAAGATGGGCGCGTTGCGCTGGTCGGCAGAGATGGCCAAGGCAGGTCTGCACACGGATCTGATCAGTGGGCCGCGCACTGGCTATGCACTGTTGAAAGCGTTCAGGGGAGAGTTGTCTGCAGACAAGCTCACCGCTGACGTGCGCACCTCGCTGCAGTACATGGCTGAAGGTGGGATGATCCCAGAGCTGTCCGCCCAGTACCGCACGCAGGCGATGAAGAACTTCCAGGACGCCAAGGCTCGGCTGAGCCCCACGCTGGCTTGGAAGGCTCCGCTGGCTGCACTGGACGCCTTCCAGGGTGTCATGTTCAAGACCTGGATTCCTTCCCTCAAGATCGCGTCGTACCTGCAGGATGTGCAGGCGGCGTTGAAGGCTGATCCGACTTTGCTGACGGACTCGCAGCGCAGGGCGTTGGCGCTCACCAGGATTAGGAAGTCTGTGGACAACCGCTATGGTGAGATGGCTTACAATACACTGTTCTGGAACAGGACTGTGAAGGACTTGGCGGTTGCCAACACACTGTCGCTGGGCTGGAACCTGGGCTTCCTCAGGGAGTACGGCGGCGGTGCGCTGGATGCAGGTCAGTGGGCGGTGAAGGGATCGAAGTGGCAGGCAATCAAGGAAGGCAAGCTTGACCGGCCAATGTTTGTGCTCTTCTACACCACGCAAGCCCTGCTTTACGGCGGGCTGATGACTTGGGCCTTCACCGGCAACTCGCCCAAGACACTGTCGGACTATGTCAACCCTCAGGTCGGCACCAACGACGACGGGACTCCGAAGCGGGTCAGCACGATGTTCTACCCCAGGGAGTTCGTGGCAATTGCCAAGCACATGCAGGATGATGGGGTGGTCGGCGGCCTGCTGCACACGCTGAAGAACAAAGCTTCGGGCGTGGTGGGACTGAGCTACATGGCTATCAAGGGCGTGGATGACTTTGGCAGGGAAGTCCGTGATCCCAATGGGACGCTGTTTCAGAAGCTGTCACAGACCCTGCGGGCGGTGTGGGGCGACGTCGAGCCGATTCCGATTGGGCAGACTGGACTCTCCATCACCGGCGGGAATCCGAAGGCTGATCTCAAGGACAAGTCGCTGGGATTCCTTGGCTTCAGCCCTGCGCCGAAGTACGTCACCGCCGACCCGATCGAGGAGCAAATCTCTACCTACTACGCCAAGCACTTCGCAGCGAAGCAAACGCCGTATGAGCAGGCGACCAAGTCGGCAGATGCCAGGCAGCTGCGAGGCTTGCGCGAAGCCGGCAAGGACGATGAGTACGACACGCTGCTGCAGCAAATGCAGGAGAAGTACAACCTCACGCCGACTGAGATGAAGAAGCTCACCTCGACGGTGAAGTCGAAGATCACTCCCTCGCAGAGGATGTTCATGCAGTTTCCATGGCAGCAACAGCGCAGGCTGCTGGACAAGATGACAGAAGACCAGCGGGCCGAGTACCTGCCAAGGTCGAACAAGGAACATCTGCGCAACCACTACATCCCGCCGGAGGAACGTAATGGCACTGAATGAAGGCTACGTGCCGGGGGCTTGGAATGTCTGGTGCTCGATGTGCGGGCACGCTTACAAGTCCACGGAGATGGTGAAGAACTGGCAAGGCCAGTGGAGATGTCGGCGGTGCAATGAACCGAGGCAGCCACAGGACTTTGTCAAGGCTGTGCCAGACAAGCCCGCACCGCCGTACGTGCAGCCGCTGGTCACCCAGTTCACACCGGCGTACTGCAGCTTCAACGATCGGTCGGCCATACCAGGTTATGCACTTCCCGGCTGCTCGATGCCGGGCAACTCCACTCTTCTTCCCACATAGGTGAATCATGCCCTCACCAGCATTGCAGAACTTTGTCGACAAGTCGGGGCCGGTCCTCAGCGCGGCCTGGCTCAACAATCTGGATCAGCTGTCCTACACTGTCTTCGACCGGACGGTGACGAAGGTGGCGGCCAGAGTGGCGCTGACTTCGGACGCACCGCTCGAGCTGACCAACGGTGGCACAGGCGTGCGGTCACTGTCCGCGCTGTCAAGCTCCCTCGCGCCCTCGATCGAGACCACGCTGCTAGCCAGCGCCACATTCAAGACCGGGATTCTGACCTGGTTGCACTACGACACCACGGCGGCGGAGACTGCCTACGCCGGTGTCAACGTGAACTTCTCGGTGGTCGCC